CTTCTCAACTTCTTCCATAATACGATCTACGGTTCCGTTCCCACCCATTTTTTTGTATGGAACGTACAGAAACTTATGTAAGTCTTCATAAGCTTCTCTAGATATACCACCTTCGTCAATATATCGCAAACCTAGATGTATTATTCTATCATGTGCTAATCCTAACAACAACCTTGAGGACGAGCTAGTTTTGTCTCTGCGTGCAAGCAGATATGTCCAAAAACCAGACGAGGCAATAAAAGTTGTTATAACGCCAAATAAGGCTGCTTGAAACGCTGTCATTTTATTCTCCTGGACTTAAAGTACTGATAATGTTGGGTATCCGGTTTCGCCATTTTCGTCTTCAATCTCGACGAACTCAATTACACGGCGCTTTTCAATTATTCCATAATTTCCGGAAATGGATACAATGTCTCCGATGTCATAATCAGTTCTATAAGTATAAGATGTTGTTTTTGAAATGTCAACGTTGCTAATGTCCAGTATTCTTTGGTTTGCTAATGCTTCGATACCGCGTGCTTCCATTGCTGCTATAATATCAGCTAACTCAGTTCCAGTAGGAACATAAATTAAAGACTCATCGATATCGCTTGCGTTTACTAGCATTACACGCTTATCATATGGCTCCGATGAAATTGGTGAGTCATAAACAATAGTTTCAATATACTTACCTTGGACCAGGGCTGTGTTTTTATAGTTCTTTATACTAAACAAGTAACTAGCGCTCTCCAACTCACCGTAATCCCATGAAAAGATAACGCTATTACTAAGGTCATCACCTGAGTGAACGTGATACAGGGTTTTGGTGAGGGATGTCGAGTTAAAGGCTCCATCAGAATTTCTTCGAACAACGCGAATACCCAAGTCTTCTAGACCTAACAGATCTAAAACAGCTTTATATACACTTTGTCTTTGTATGATTCTACTCGTTGTTGCTGAGCCAGCCGCTTCAATCGTGCAGGTTAAATAAGCATTAAGTTCTGGTATGTGTTGATTTATTAGTGTACTTATTTGATTGGGCACATTACTAGCGGCCAATTCGTATTGTGTATATGGAACTGTTGCTATTGCTGGATTAGCTAAAGCCAAACCAACGATACGGTACTCCAAATAACTAAGGAGACTGCGTCCAGTAATCGTAACAATCGGATCAGTTGCTGCAGACTCACTAATCTCCACATTCTCAACAATACAAGCTTCATACGTCTTTGCGTGGGATAGTATGGAGCCTAGTGGTAATAGTCCAACTATACCTGAGCTTAATTTTGCAGTCAATGTAAATTCACCCGCTTCTTTATAGCGTTCAATCCACATAATACTGTCGTAGTTACTTACAGGCTCACCATAAAGTAAGTTTAAATCGCCATTTGCAAATCTAAATAGGTCCATAATTATAAACCCCAATAAGCTGGGTAGTATGAAACATAAGACCAGCTGAATTTAGTTTTGTCGTAAACATCAAACTCATTTGAACCCGGGAATATAATTGGCCATGTCGATGTCGGTGAAATCCTATCCATTAAAGGAATAGTTGTTACTCCTCGAACTAAATAAACGTTACGAGAAGTGTACTCACTAGAGATTATCAAAGTATCACCATTTAAGAATCCACCAGATGGTGTAACCTTAAACTCCCAGGCTGAATCTAAAATATCATCAGTTATCTTAAAGTAACTGGATGCGCTAGTGTAGTCTACGCTTAGTGTCATGCCGTGCGGCGCTGTTGAAATGCTGTCAGAAACATAAATGTGACTACCAGTTCCCAATGTCGCAGCTTCTAATTCGACGGGGTTATAACCCCTAAGCATAAAGTCATCACAGTTTAACGTGATTTGAATCTCAGGTACATTTGAAAAGTACGGTACTTCAAACTTTGTGAAGTATCCAGATATCTGTGCTACCACCGCGCCTCCGGCTCTAAATAATACATTAATAAGTCCGGTTCGGCTCGACGATATGCTTCTATAAATGTCATCTCTAATGTCTGAAAAGTCTTCATTTATTGAATAGTTTGGATTCAGTACAATACGGAACGTTAGTTCTCGCTTCTTCATACTGAAGTTATAAAATTTAGCGTTTGAATTGGACGCAAACGAGTAAAACTTTCGAATTACTTCGTCTGCGTCCAATCCAATAATAGTTTTTACCAAATACTTGTCGGTTGACATAACGTCGCCCATTCCAAAGCTAATAACATTAGCGTTATCAGAAGATAGCTCTACTCCAGTTACTTTCATAAGATACTTAACTCCTCTTTAGCTAGTGTGATTTGATTTCGTGTTTGACGATAAATGTCTGACACTGACAATTGCGTTGGCGCATAAATGTTCTGCTCGAATCGTAACTCGTTACTACCATTTTGACTGGTCGGAATCGAATCATTATTCAACTGAGTTACAGCAATAGTTTGAGCCTGTCCGGTTGAAACTGTGGCGTTAATACCGTTAGTTGAACTAATCAACCCGCTGATTTCCCTAGCGCCGACTCTAACATTAGTCAGGTCTAACACTGGGGTTATGGTTGGGTTGAATTCCGTAGCAACACTTAAGTCATTAGATAATCGACTTAATGTATCTTGCATAGTATTAATTGTTACGGCGGCTAAATTCTCTGCGCTGTCTACGGCTGGATCGTTATCGTTTAGTCCAACGACTAATCCAGCTACGACGTTACTACCAATGTCCATAAAGACCCTTGATGGGGACCAGATTTTTAATACGTCTAGTGCCCCGCCAATGACTGATTTACCAAGGTCGATAGCACCGCCGACTACATCCTTAACACCACCGGCTAATCCGAGGGTCATACCATTAACTATGTTCCAGGCAATGGATCGTCCAGCGGATGTGAACCTGTCGACATTGGCTTCAATAGCCTTATCAATCTCTTCAACAAAGTTTACAATTGTTTCAATTGCAGCAACTGCTATCTCTGTTGCGCTATCGCCAAGCCCTTCAATGAATTGAACAATCGCATCTGTACCGGCTCTTATTATTCTTTTACTTTGGTTACTAACAGTATCAATAAATTTAGTGATGACGTCGCCTACTGCTTGACCGACTTTCCATATATTATCGCCAATTCCACCTAAGAAGTCAACTAATGCATCTGCACCAGCTTGAGCAATCTTTGTCGCTGAGTTTCCTATTTCTGTTATAAACGTTGTTACAACTTCGGTAACCGCGTCGATAACTTTAGTAAGGTTATTTTTAACACCGCTTAAGAATTGAACTAACAAATCGACACCGGCTTGAATAATAATCGTGTATTGTAATGCAACTGCATTTATAAAAGCGACTATTAATTGGGCGACCATTGTTGCTATTTCTACAATATTATCTATAAGACCACTAATAAATGACCTTAGTAGATTCATACCAGCTTCAACAATCTGTCCTATATTTTCAGCTAATGAATTTATAAAAGCGGCAATTAGTCCTACAACAGCAGTAACGTATTCGTCAATGTTGTCTGTTAAACCTTTAATAAGATTTACCAAGAACCGATATCCAACCATAATAATATCTACAGCTTTTGCATCGATAATAGTGATTATACTATCAATTAATGCAATTATAAGTACTTCTACTTTAGGTAGTAGCTCAATTAGTGTATCTATAAGTTGGGCTATAATAACGCCAAGTTGTTCAATAATAACTGGTAGTGCCTCTAACAATATATCAACAATAGCGAGTAGAGCAATCGCAAGACCTTTAGCTAATATTGGTATTCGCTCAATCAATTTATCTAATAAAGCAATTATCCAGTCAACAGCTTCTGTACCTATAGCTACAACCTGTTGTAAACCTCGTGCCAGGGCGTTAATACCCAAACCAAATGCAGCAACCGCAATACCTATAATTAATAAAGCAGCTCCAAGTGCTAATATAGATCCTATAGCTGGTTGTATTAAAACAGCAGATATAGCAATTAAAGCAAACACAGCGGCAAGACCAATTAGACCTTTTATTATTTCGCTCATCTTTAATTTACCAACTGTAGCTAATGCATCAGATATCACAAGCAAGGCAACAGCCATAACCGTCATCGCAAAAGCACCAGCTAAAGCTCCACTCATAGCATGAGCAGCTATTGTTAATATCAATAAAGCGCCAGCAATTCCAACTAATCCCTTAATTATATCATTCCAAGTAAGTGTAGCTATTTGTTTAAGAGCCTCTGCAATAATCAATAAAGATGCGCTAACAAGAATCAAACCGGCTGCTGTAACTATCATATTTTTTGGCATTAAATGCATAGCAAGTGCTATAATTGTTAAACCTAAAGCAACTGAACCAAAGCCCTTAGCCATCTCATTCCAAGACATTGTTGCAAATATCTTAACCGCAATAGCTAGAACAGTTAAAGCTCCAGCCACTAACATCAAACCAGCAGCCTTAGCAAAGGTATCCGCTGGCATAGCATTAAGAGCACCAGAAATAACAATAAGACCAATGGTAACACCTAAAAGACCTTGACCCATTGTGAGTAGGTCCATACTTCCAAATAAGAATACCGCTGATGCTAGAATATTTAGAGCAATAGCAATACCAATTAACCCAATACCAGCTCGGATCAAACCTTTAGAGTTTGCTGAGAGTTGTTGAGCGATTCCTTGTAACACATTTATAAGAAGTTGAATTGCTATCAAGCCTTGCGCTAGATCGGCAATACTTAGGCCTCCTAAGGTTTTAACTGCAAATGCTAATATTAGCATAGCAGCTGATAAAGCTATCATTCCTGTAGAGACTATAGTAAACACAGAAGCGCTTTTAACGTTCATAGTCGTAGACATTGAGGCTAACGCACTCATAAGCAAAGCTAGACCTGCTGCTGTTGCAACTAACGCTTTAGTAAGCGAAGCTGAGTCTACAGAAGCCAACAACAATACTGATACAGCTAAAATACCAATAGCTATACCAATCTTCATTATTGCGTTTGCTTTTAGATCCATCTGCATTCCCTTAAGAACGCCCGTGGCCTCGCTTAGTGTTTTCTGCAAACCACCAAATATCCCGCCAAAGTCTAGGTTAACGCCCTTTGTTAAGAACGCTAACATACCACCAATACTAGCAACAATTCCTAAGTTTACTGCGTCCAGAACCTTACTAAAATCACCAGGGGCTGCGGCAGCTTTCATCTTACCAGCTAGTTCTTTGAACCAGTTTACAATATATCCGCCAAAGCGTTCTAAGGCAGCAATTACTGGTGCTAATGCGCTACTGATAGATCCGACTGTATCTTTGAATCCTTCGAATCGCTGACTTAGTCGTTCGATATTAACGCCGGGTAATGATATTCCGATTAAAGCATCTCTTACTCGATTTAAAAAGTCCACAAATCCGCTCGGTAGATTTCCTAAATTTTCAGATCCTGTAGTTAGAACTCCAAATATTTCTAGAGCAATATCTTTTAATCTCTTTAATTCTCCGACTGGATCCCGTGCAAATCTAAGAATGGAGTCGGTAACAGCGTCAAACGCTTTTGCTATTCCGCCATCGGTGACTAAAAATTTGTTTAATCTAACTAAGTCGTTAGCTAAGCCCTTAATAAAGGTTAGTACTGTTGACGCACCTTCTGATTTTCCTAACGCTTTAAACAGATCAAGAAAGGATCCGGCTAATTCTTTAACAACAGTATAACCTATTTCAACAGCTGCGAATACTCCCTGAAACACATCAGTTATAATTTTTAAAGTTTCTGTTGATGGTATTAACTTTTTTGTAAAATCTTCAAAAGCAAATGAAAGCTTTGTTAGTTGTATGCCAGTTATTGGAGGAAATATACGGGCAAATGCCGCTTTCACTCTATTTATAACTACAGCCAGTGCTTTCACAACATTTGTTAAGCCATTTATTATAGCTTCTCGTCCACCAATACCTGACCATTCTTCAAGAATGGCATTTCTAGCATCAGCTGATTCTCCTGCAATTTTACCAAATGCCGTACTTATACCTGTAAAAAGTACAGTAGCTGACTCAAAGTCTCCTAGAATAATTCGAAATGATTGTGAGAATCCAGATCCAACTGTTTCTCTAGCTGTAGTCATTAACTGACTAAATGTTCTAACTTTAGTTGCAGCCTCAACGCCGGTTACACCAAGTTCAATGACTGATTTGGCTTGTTCTTTTGTGTAGCCAATGGCTAATAGTTGCGCTTCAGTTAGTTCTCCAGCAATTCCTTGTAGTGTCGTCGTTAGGACGTCAGAGGTGAGCCAACCTTTTTCAAGCGTTCCTCTAAATGTATTTCCTGCGTCTGTCCATTGTTTAAATGTTGTTCCGATTGGCGCATCTTTAATTTTACCTAAAGCCATACCTGTATTGAACAGTGCTTCTTGGAAAACCTTACCGCCCATACCAGCGTTAGTAACTGAGTTCCAGTCCATTAACTTTACTGTACCAGAGGCAATAGCCTGTGATAGCTGGTACATGGCTGTTGAGGCTTGCTCTGAGCTTGATCCTGAAATTGCTGCTAAGTTGGCAATACCTTTAATAGACTGTACTGCAGTATCTAGGTTAACACCTGCTGCGGTAAACGTACCAATGTTTTTGGCCATTTGTCCAAAGTTATAAATAGTTTTGTCCGAGTATTCGTTTAGTTTATCTAACGCAGCGTTAACATCATTTAAGTTAGTACCCTGAGACTTAGTGTTTGCCAAAACTGTTTGAATGGCATTCATATTAGTTTCGTACTCTCGGAAACCACTCATTACCTGGTCAATAGATAGGGATTTAGTTATTGAAATACCCGCACTTATTGCCTTATTGGTTATATTTGTTAGAGTAGTAATTCCTATAATTGATAACGTCGAAAATTTTCCTACTAATGAATCAATACCTGAAGTTAATGGATTAAACGAAACATTTTGTGCGGCCGTGTTTACATCAGCAAAACCTTTACCAGCACTTGGTAATTTAAGACTAGCTTCTAGTTTATCTAGACTTGCAATAGTCGATGCAATCTTAGTTTCAAATGCAGCATTATCAAACTTCATTTCAACTACTCTATTATCGATACTAGCCATAATTCACCTCTTTCATTTTTTTGTTATGTTTGTCCAAACTGCAGTATTAATCTGATCGAATACGGGTCTAATAGCTGGGTTTATATAATCGTATCCGGATACGTATCCACCAGTACCAGTGGCATGACCGTATTGAAGTAATATAGCAATATTAACTCCATCGTTTACATTTTTATTAATCCACGTAATGGTCGTTGTTTTTTTCTCTAAAGTAATTTTATACGACCAGGAGTTTGCTGTTTTACTTGTATCTATTGGTGTAGCGGCGCTTAATGCTCTAACTCCAGCTTCAGCAAACGGTTTCAGTTGTGCGTATATTTCACTATCTCGATTTTGAAGTCGCTTTAGAAACCCAGTCAAATATGACCAGTCACCTCTTTGTGTAACTTTTATCATAAATATCACTCATTGTCTTTTGTCTTGGGCGGATCCTTGAGTCCATTAGCCGAAAGAAGTCCAGTAAGAGAGCCTGTCAAAAATAACATCATTGGCTTTAATAGATCCCATGCACTTGTATCGTTTGGTGACACTTCTAATGGTTGTGTTACGAATAAAAGTCCGTATAACAATGTCGCTGTGCTAATGACAAACGTAAGCGCTAAACAAGACCCAACAATTAAAATAAGTCTAGCTTTAATTTCTGAGTTTGTGAAGCGTTTCATTACGGACACTTAACGCCTGTTGGACTTTGCTCGCAATTATGCCTTGTTCGGTCGCTGCAACCTGATAACATTAAAAAAAAAGATAGGCCTAGAATTATTGTAAGTGCTAGGAATAATTTTTTCATCGTACGTCCAAGTTTGGGAAGGCTTTAATTGCTTCTAAAACAGTTTGCGGGAGTGTGTCGCCAGCAACATAACGAATGTGCCATGCTTCAGCATTTGCTCCGTCTTTAACTTCCCATGAGAAGCCATACTTAAGAGCATTACATGTTGCGAAACCGTCTCCTAGCAACCAATCGAGTCGTTTACCGGATGCGTTAGCTACATCAATAGCCAATCCCCAACCATGATTCGAAGTTCCCGGTGTTCCTGCCGGGGCAACTCCCTTTTTAAGATACCAAGTTTTACCTTGATAGGTTCGAGTAACCTGTGGTGTTCGGCCAGTTGGGTTTGCTTCATAGCGTGCGTTGAACAATTTTACTTGTTCGGTTAATGGACGATAAGCGCCAACGTGCTTAAGTTCTACACCACCAAAATATGCTGCAAGTTGCATGGCATTCCATGCCGTTGCTGCAAGACGGTGTAGTTTTCCATTAGGAGCTTTAATGTCACGCAATAGAGCTGGGTTAAGTTCTCCGTTTTTTGCGCCGGAGAGATCAGTCGGCATAATTATCGGTAAAACCGTATATGTAGTCATTTGTTATCCTATCTATTGTTTGAATTCGTTAATAGTTACTACCATTTTGACGGTACGGCTATAATAATTAGTTGTTCTCTAGTTGTTGAACTCGAGCCGACAACTCTTGAACAGCGCCGACAAGCAAACTAGTAAGCTTTGAGTAATCGACTTGTTGAGGTTGTATGTTACCATGCTCATCAACAGCATCTTTTTCGCCTGTGACTGCATAGGGGATTATTTCTGCAAGTTCGTGGGCAAGAAAACCATCTAGTGTGATTTCCGGTGTCGTTATAAAGTTGTATGTTTTGGGGCGAAGGGCTTCGATCTTTGTTAAAGCACCTTGTAAGCCTTGAACATTCTCTTTTAATCGGTAGTCGGATGTTGTGTTGTAGGAAGTAGTAGAACCGTTGTGCGCTATTGAACCAACATTAGACCCGATGTAGTAAAATGATATCATATAATAAGGACCAGTGCCAGACTGTTGATTGATAGTAATACCGGTAACACCACCCGTGTATTTTCCTATACGGAGGACACCCTCACCGTTTGTAGTGTAGCCACCACCTATTGATAAAGCATTCGTGTAATCGATTCCACCTAAGTACCCACCCTCAAAATATCCAGTTCGTGCCGTAAAAGAGCTACTTGAATCTCTTGCAACTATTGCAGAAGCAGTATTAGCTGCCGTTGCTGTTGTTGCGCTGTTGGGAATGTTTGTTAATGACGCGCCACTACCACTAAAAGTTGTTGCTGTCATTGTTCCTGTTGTTGCAAGTTTACTTAACGCAATGGCGGCACTAGCTGAAATCTTAGCGTTAGTGATTGTCAAGTCTGCAATTTTATTTACGGTTACCGAGTTCGATGCGAGTTTACCTTCTGTAACATTACCGTCTAGAATTTTAAATGTGCTTACAGCGTTCGATGCGAGTTTACCTTCGGTAACGTTACCGTCTGCAATTTTAATTGTTGTTACTGATCCTGTTGCTAACTTTGCTTCTGTTATCGCCCCAGTTCCAGCAGCAGTGTTAATTGCAGCGTTAAGGGCAGCGGTTGTGACTTCTCCGGTTGGTCCTGTTGGTCCTGTTGGTCCAATTACGCTTCCTGCGTTTATTGTTGTACCATTAAATTTTGTTAAAATTAGGTTTCCAGCGGTTACTGTTCCGCTAACAACAGATGCATTTTCTATGGCTTGCATTCTTGCTGCGGTAAATACGGTTACTGTTGCCATTATACGTCCTCCTCGTTTTTATTTGAACTACTGATTGTATACGTTGTAGCGTTTACAGTTGTAACGTTATCAGCTGTAATAGTATAAATTGTTGGGTCTATTCCATCCTGGTTTATTATTCCAGCTCTTGCTGAAATAGCAGTCCATGTTCCGTCTCCATTGTCTTGAATTATCAATCTATCCCATTTACGAATAAATGTGGTTAGACTTTTCATAGACGGTAATGATGGTTCTCTTGTTGCGTCCCCGTATAGAATATCTTCTATGTCTAATAGTAACCATGGGTCTATTTTTCGACTATCTATAATCAAATGTGACGAAGGTCTGTGACCCTCAACAACTTCTGGAATACTAGTTATATCCCATGAAAAATCATCTGGTGATAAGTCTAAGGCTAAAGTTTTTCTTACCTTATTCGCCGGTGTAGCTGTTAGATTGTAAAGAATATGTAACTTATATCCACTACTAAAGTTGTTGTCACCTTCACCTATCAGAGTTCTGTAACAAAGACCAAATCTTTTAATTGGTTGCTCTGACAAATATACGCCATCTTGGTCTTCAATAATGCCTTCGCATTCCAAAAACTCATCTGGATAGGTATATGCAGACATGCTTCCAGAGTAATTACCTAACGTAACTAAATCGTTAAATTTAGTAGCGTTAAAGTATAGCGGTTCTACTTTAGTATCATTCTCTTCAGAGACACTAATCAAGCCGTTCCAAGGAACACCGCTTTTTCCCTCAACATAAAGAACTGCACGATCTAAACCAGCTTCATAAAATTTTGATCCTAATTCATGCCAATTAATAACAGTCATAAGACCTCCTTTATCCACTTGTTTTTAGTTCTGCTTTTCGCTTTTCGTTTAATTCTCGATTTCGCATAGCGATCTCATTCTTAGACATCTTCTTTGGATTAGCATTCTTTAGATTACAAATTCTAATCAAAGCAAAAAGTCTATTAAGATGCCATGTCTCACACTCAAATGGAATGTTAAAAGTAACCATCCAAAAATAAATTAATTCAGATGTTACAGTTTCTTCTCTTCCACGTCTTTCAGGCATACTACCAAAAGTAGTTGCTGATCTTTTAGACTCAATATACGAGTTTATTTGCCCGATGTTTTTATCTGATAACTTTGAAAGTATGTTATCGGGGTGTTCGTTAAGTATCATAGCTTTTATGTAACCATAAATTTCTTCAGGTGTTTTTTTAGATTCACCTAGGAATGGTTTTTCAAATTCTGACTCCCATTTTGACAGTGAGATCAGAGAATGCTCAAGGTTTAAAACAATGTCGCCATGTGATTCAAACTCTTCTGTTTCTTCGTTAAAGAATTCGTTTCCACTAACAATAATTGTAAGCATTCTCTGATCTCCTATGTCTTTAATTTAAACTGGTTGATTAGAAATCAAAGAACCAGTCGTCGTCGATTCCCGCTGGGAAGTAGTATCCAGCGTTAGGACGAGCAGTAAGTACGGTATCCGTCGTAATCGTGTATGCACCAGCTGGTACAGCCACTAAACCATTGTAGTAAGTTACGCCGGTTATGTTTGGAACAGTAATCACCTTAGTGGTGGCGTTATAAGCAGGCTGCGTTGGGGTTACGCTTGTGGTTGCTCCCGAGAACAATGCTATTACGGCATCGGGCAAAGGAAGGCTGGGGTCTGTTCCAGCAGTACCATAAAGGAAGTTCTCTAGGGTACCAAGAGCCGTTGCGTTAACCTTAGTTGAGTCAATCGTTAGGATTGATGTCGCCTTTAGTCCACCAACAGAAACAGGTGTCGTTGCAATTGACCAGCTGAAAGTAATAGCTTCTGGTGAATCGTTAACGGTGTTGTAGGCGCGTTCCGAAGGACTTGCCTGGCAGCCATAAATAAGGTGAAGTTTGTATCCCAGTTCATCGCCATTAATATCATTACCCAAACGGGTACGATATGAAAGTCCGAACTTTCCACGTGTCTGCTGTCCAACAGTAACACCATTCGTGGGAGTGGCCATACCGTCGAATTGAGCAAATTCGCTAGGGAATGTGTAAGCTTCAACCGTTGCACTAAATTCCTCAACTGAATACATGTTAAGGTACTTAAGGTTGTCTGCATACATTGGGGTTGGTTCTGCTCCGGATGGTGACTCAGTAACACTGGTCAGACCATTCCAAGCAACACCGTTGGTGTAAACACCATTTACGTTTGGTATATATAGGACACCTTTGTCGACGCCGGTTTCAAAGAAACGTTGGCCGAGCTGGTCCCAATAAAGAATTGACATGATTGATCTCCTTTTAGAAGAATAGTTTGTAGACGTCGTGGTTTAAATTATCAGCTGTATAGAACCGATCGAAAATACACATAGGAAGTGCGGCAACTTTTGCTGGTATTAAGCTATCTGGATTTTTGTCTATTACAGTAACTAAATATCGAGTTCGCTGCATGTAAGGTAAATCGTCAGCATGGTTAACTATCGTATCATCACGTTTATATATGATGCATGGATATAATAGTTGAACCGATGCTGGCGGTTGAAAATATACATTATTAGAACCTAAAATTGCAACTAATTTTGCTTGTAGATTAAGCCGTGGGGCCATTATACACGCTCCCTATTGATAAGATTAGGCGGGGGTGTTGAACTTCTACACTTGTAACAGTCCAAAGAACCCCCGCCCAACTTACGTATTTAATCTTAAAAAAATGATCGATGGCATACTGGTCAGCAATAACACTTATTGAATTACCTACAGAAATATCATTGTTCACTTTACTACCAGATTCAAACTTTGCCGTATTTCGAATCACATCACCAAAATATGAAATTTCAGTAATAGTATCTTTCCATATACCAGAGTTTGCTGGGTCTTGAACTGTATTTCCGTAGCCAATTTTTCCATAAAATTTAGCCATCAATTTTCCTTAAAATCAGGCGTTGTACTTAAAGGTCCAGCTGTCGTTCTCGCTAGTAGCGAAGTAGTAACTGGCCGATGACGGGTAAGCAACGATAGTCGCATCAGCTGTGATTACAAATGAACCAGTCTTAGTGGTTGCACCCTGCTTGTAGACTACGCCAGTAACCGTCGGGATTGTGATTGTGTTAGTTGCGCTAACAAAAGTCGGAGCTGTTGGGGTTACGAGAACTGCGCTTGCGGCAACCTTCTTAACAACAATAGCAGACTTCATCTTGATGAGCGCTCCGCACAAACGGGTCTCAATGAGGTACTTGTGCTG